TACCTCTCTAAAATCATTTACAAAATCTTGTAGATAACCTCTTCTTAATACAAATATACTTCTTTTCTCATCATTTAATCGTGTTTCATACTCAAAGTTGCTGATACCCACAACAGGGTTCAATGTAGCAGTTGGAGCATCTGGTTTTGGTATTGTAAAATTTTGATCAACAACTTTACCTTTTGGCAGAATCAATCTACCATTATTATCTTTTACCTCTGTAGTCTCAAAAAATCGATTTGAATTTATAGAATCACCATACTTGTCAATACAATAATTATTTAAATCCCGATTATTCAATGGCCATTCATTTCTTACATTATTAATACCTGCAACAATTAATACAACCCAATCAAACTGATCACTTCCAAACAATTCTTGTGCAACATTATCAGGTCTTGCGTCACCTGGTATCACATACCTTTCAAACAAAGTAAAATTATTTTGTAAATCATCTCTTAACTTAGTTCTACGAAACAGATTTTTTGCCTCAACATAATCAAAAGATGATGTCTTTTCTCTCAGAAAAGATGGATATCTGATATTTGGTAATTCTCTAAAATAACTCATTAGTATCCTACTGCTTGTGTACCTGGTCTCTCATCATAATCTATATCATAAATTGGTTGAGTCTCTTTAAATGATAAGTCTAATAACATAGAAACTGGTGTGCCATCCTCATAAGTTGAATATATTCCCTCACCAGTATAAGAGACTGACATATCAGATAGGAAACATTGTTTAAATCGATTTAAAAATGGATGATTTTTATTTCCAGTTCGATATCTTAATTTAAATACATTTGGTGTTTTCAAAAAGAAATTTCCAGAACCAAGAAGACCACCCTCTGCCATCGGAGCCATATTTCTTTTAAATGCACGAATTATTAATTTGATTTGCTCTGCTTCTTTTTCATTTCTTGGAGTAAATTTAAATTGAAATCTAAAGTTACGAAGAGTAGGACCACCGAATAATAATTCCATATTTGGATTAATAATTTCACCATTACCTCTTGCTAATAAAGCATTTGGACTTACATTACCACCAAATGCTCCGACTATTCTTGATGCAAGAGATTTGCTCATATAGTTATCTAATGCCTTAAAACTTCCTACTCCATCTCTTACAGCAGATGCGAGTGGTGCTGCTAAATCTTTTGCCTCTTCACCTAAATTTTGGAGTGAAAAATCTCCAGTCAAAGCTTTTCCTATTTGATCTGATATAAGTTTTGAACCTGATTCAACTGCTGTCACTCCCAATGCTTCTAGACCGTTTATTGTATCTGAGTCATATTTTACTGAGTTAACATCTTTAAGATCTGATGGGATAGGTAATAAAATTGTACCGTCATTGATAAGTGGTTTAGTCGATAAATTTTGTGATAATCTTCTTCCTGCTCGATTGGTAAAATTATTTCCTGTTACATATCTTGAATTATCACCTGGTGTTGATCTATAATTTTGTAAGGGAATGTATTTTTGAATGTCAATTTGTAAATAATCTGTTTCCTGAGTCATCATCTCAAGAGGATATCTTAAAACCCCTCCTTGTCTTCTATTACTATATTTTCCAAAAGTTCCTCTAGGAATACCTAGATGGGACGTATCTCTTTTTTTATCTTTTGACTCCTCTTGATTTGCTTTGTCTACTGCTAAATTACTACTACTAGTACCATCGAAAATAAAATTAGTTGAAGTAGATGGATCACCCTCATAAGTTCCTCTTCCCACCTCAAGACCAAATCTTCTTTTTAATTCCTCTGGTATATCAGCGTTATTTTTCTCTTCAGTAGATAGATTAAATCTACTTTCAAAACCGTTATCGTTTATTATTCCCATATATCTTTTTAGTTATTTATACGGAATTTTGCAAATGGTAAAGTATTTAGGTCTTTAAGTTCGTCATTTGTTGCACGATAGAGTCCTCCCACTACATCTGAGAAGGTATATTGACGAGATTGACCCCAATGAAAGTTAATTCCTTTGAAACCCCAAGAGTAAACACTAGTGACTGCGACAAGTGGATGTTCATCATATCTTATATTTGGTGTTTTAGGTTTATAAACAAATACATAAATGTTTCCCTCTTCGGGAGAACCCCCTTCTGTTAATGCTTCTAATACTTCTTGCATTACATCATCAGCAGATTCTGTTCCTACTAATTGATCTACTAGTGGAGCAATACGACTCATTTGATTCCTAATTCATTTTCAGTCATGACTTTGAACTCCCACATTCGATCTTCACAAAATTCAGTTGCTGCTTTCCATTTTGCTTGATTCTTTGCATATTCATAAACCTCTCTGATATAATTCTTTGTTTGTCTTTTTGGTTTCTTTGGTTTCATAGTTTGTTTGAGAGGTTTGACTTCAATCAAATATCTTTTGATTCGACCTGTATTTTCTTGTACTTTAATGTAAAAATCTGGGAAATATCTATGAACCTTGTTATCGACAGGTGATCGATATGGAAGTGCAATTTCTTCACTTCCCCATTCAAGTATTCTTTCATTTTTATCACAATAAACCATAAACTTTCTCTCCCAAAGAGAACGATAGATGATATTTGTTGGATCACCTTTATACTTTTTGGGATATGATGGATAATATTTTCCCTTATATGACATAAATAGAAATACAATCATACTTATTTAGAGTGGCAGAAACAACAATAAGACCTTATAATCTATCAGTAGCAAAGAATATCATTGGTCCGTTAGCACAGACTAATCATTTCCAAGTGTCATTTTCATCACTAAGACCATCAGTAGAATCATATCTAAGGGATTATATTGGAGTTGGTGATATAAGAACTTTTTTATCAAGGAGGGCAGGGATACTTTGTGATTCTGCATCTTTACCCACAACTGCCTATGCCACAGCAGAGGTAAGAGATAATTTCATTGGTGTTCCTCAACAGTTTGCTCATACCAGAATATATACAGATATTGATTTTTCATTTTATGTTGATGAGGATTACACACTTTTAAAAATATTTGAGGGATGGATGGAGTATATTTCAAGTGGTGCTAATGCATCTACATTTCAGGATGATCGTGCATATTTCAGGAGGATGAGGTATCCAGATTCATATAAATGTGATACAATGTATATAAACAAATTTGAAAAAAACTTTAAAAAGACTCTGAGATACAGGTTTGTAAATGTATTTCCTAAAGCTATGTCATCTATACCAGTTCAATATGGACCTGCTGATCTTCTAAAAGTTTCAATATCCTTCAACTTTGACCGCTATATAGTAAACGGTTAAAAACCCCTATAAATAATTTTACTGAATTGAATATTCATTATGCCTTTACCAAAAGTTAATACTCCAACTTATGAGTTGGTATTACCCTCATCTGGAAGAAAAATAAAATATAGACCTTTTCTTGTGAGGGAAGAAAAAATTCTTATCATGGCACTAGAAACAGAGGATGTTAAACAAATAACAAATGCTGTCATTGATATATTAAATCATTGTATTTTAACTAGAGGAACTAAAATTGAAAGAATGTCAACTTTTGACATCGAATATTTGTTTTTGAATGTTAGATCAAAATCTGTAGGTGAAACTATTGATGTAAATATAATTTGTCCTGATGACAATAAAACCTCAGTGCAAATGACAATTGACCTTGATACTATAAAAATTAAAAAGGATAAGAAACATAAGGATATTATTAAGATAGATGATAATCTATCAATGAAAATGAGATATCCATCAATGGATCAATTTATTGAATCAAACTTTGACACTAACACTCAAGGTGACGACATAAAAACAACTCTTGATATGATAATATCTTGCATTGATACAATCTATACCGAAGAGGAAAGTTGGAATGGTGCAGATTCATCTAAAAAAGAACTTCAAGAGTTTATTGAACAATTAAATAGCAAACAATTCAAAGCAATTGAAAACTTTTTTACTACTATGCCGAAGTTAAGTCATAAGGTAAAAGTAAAAAATCCAAACACTGGGGTTGAATCAGAGGTATTGTTGGAGGGATTAGCAGCTTTTTTCAACTAGGTATGGCTCACACGAATCTTGAGTCATACTACAAAGTAAACTTTGCCCTGATTCAGCATCATAAATACTCATTGACAGAGATTGAAAACATGATTCCTTGGGAAAGGGAAATATATGTATCTTTACTTAAAGAGTATATTGAAGAAGAAAACTTAAAGGCACAGCAACGTGGAACCTGACGTAGTAACAAACCAACCTAAGATTAATAAAAATACCTTCAAGATCGGAAGTGGTGATCTACAACAACAGGTCGCTAATAATACTAAAAGAATAGCTGTTGTTAGCACATTATTAAGAAGTAGGAGAAGTAATACAGGTTCTCAATTAACACCAAAAGTTTCAAATCTCCAAGAAACTTTAGTTGAGTCAAACTTAATTTTAGCAGATATTGCAATACAATTACAACAAGATTTTGATAGTCAACAACAAAGAGAACAACGTTTACTTCAGAAAAGTAGAGAGGATAAATTAGAATTAAAAAGAACAAATAAAGAACAAGATATAGAATATAAAAAAAGTGAAAAGAAAATAACTAAAACTACAAATAAAATAAAAGGTCCTCTTAATGCGGTGTTTGGTTTCCTAAAAAATATTTTATTATTATTTGGTGGACTTGTTTTAGCTAAAACATTACTAGGAACTCAAGCAGGTAAAAATTTAATTAAAAACATAACATCATCTGAAAAATTTCAACAAGCAAAGGCAACATTAGATATAATTTTTGACAACTTAAAAAACGGATTAAAAGCAATACTTATCATTGGTGGTGCCATATTAGGAATGAAATTAATAACCACTTTAGCAACTATTTTTACTGTAGGTAAGGGTTTTATAGCAGTCATGTCAAATCCTATTTTATTAGCAGGAATTGGAGTGTTGATCGCTTTAGGTAAACAGGGATTAGGTAAAACTGAAAAAGAGGTTCTAACTGATCTAGAAGATATGGGAGGATTCACAAAGGATAATCGTAGTGAATTATTATCAAAATATAAAAAACAACTAGAAGAAATGCCAATTGGTAGTAAAGGTTGGTTATTTGGTAATCGTGCAGAATTACTAGAGAAAATAAAATTTTTAGAAACTGGTCAGTATGGTTTTGATGGTAAGAATCGTCAATTTGATTTTGAAAACCTTGAGAGTTTAGATAAACTTAATAATTTTGATAAGTTTATGTTAGATATAAATCCAAATTTAAAATCTAATGGAATGGTCAATAATAATAAAAATGTAAACAATGTTAATTTTGTTGAAATGCCAGGTGAAACGATAGATCTAAGGGATAATCGTAATAAAAATGATAATTTTGGAAAAAGTCAATTAGCAGCCACTAACGTAGAATATATAAGTTCAGTTGATGTTAATAATAGATACGTAAGTGAATTTCCAACCACTGCAGGATTTGAAGATTCTGTCTTTGCATAGGTAATAATATGGAAGAACAAACTCTACTATTTAAAGAAAATCTCATTAATATAAGGAGAATATTAGTTTCCAATAGAAAAAAATTAAAAAAATTATCATCAAAGAGAGAACTTGCTGAAAATCAATTAAAGCAGAAAAAGAAATTAATGATGAGAGAAAAAATATTAGAGACACCTAGAAAAATTAACAAAGCAGTGACTGCAGGTAATGCTAAAAAGGCAAAGGGTATGGGTCTTGGTAATGCTCTTGGACTCTTTGCAATCATTATAATTGCTTCCAATTTTGAAAAAGTTAAAAAATTATTCAATAATTTTATAACTGGTGATACTTTTAAAAATATAAAAAATTATTTTACAGGCACAATTGATTTTTTCAAAGGTTTGTATGATGGACTTACTGGTAATTATGGTGAATTACTTGGAGAGAAATATGATCAATTAGTTGCATTTAAAAATGAAAAAATATCAGAAATAGAAGAATTAACAACTTATCTAAAGCAACTTCAAAAAAACTTTGTAGTGTTGGCAGAACAAGCAAATGAATTAAAGAATAAATTTTTAAATATGATGGGAGTCGCAACTAATTCTGAGAGCACTGACAATACTGAAAAACCATATAATGGTCTTTATGAAAAGGGTGAAGATGGAAATTATTACAATATATTTGACGGAACTCCCTTACCTGCTGAACTTGGAGGTAAAGAGAATAATAATACATCAGATAAAGTTGCAAAAAATATTGGATTAACAGATATTAATCAATTAGCACTTAATAATAATCCTCTTGATTATGACAATAACCAATTACCAATAAAAATGAACTCAGTAAAAAATTCTGAATTTGATTTAAGTCAATATAATGATGATTTAATGAATACTAACACAACTATTATAACAAAAACTAATACGGTGATCACATAATGTCAGCAGCAGGACCATCTAATTACGAAGTTTTTAATATAAGAAAACCAAAAACTGGACAAGTTACTGGTGTTGAAGGTAGAGTTTTGAATTTTAATTACTATGAAAGTATATACTCACCTATGATTACTGGTAGATTGATGATAGAGGATACTGGAGGAACTATTGAAAATGAAAAAGGTTTACTTTCTACTATCAAGGATGGAATGAAAATTACGGGATTTGAGGAAGTTTCATTTAAAATAGCAACTGCTTTTGGAGATTTAAATTTTACAGATTATCCTCTCATAGTAACAGGTAGTCCTGCAACCAAAGATGAATCTAATAGACAAACTTTAATCTTAAATTTAGTTTCAAAAACTGAAATGATTAGTAGTTCTAAACCATTATCTAGAAATTATCCAGAGTCACCAATAAGTGATACTGTTCAAAAAATTTTAAATAAAGAATTAAAAATATCAGAAGATAAATTAGATATCGAAAAAACTCAAAATCAAGATAAGATCAAAGGTAATCATCGAGGTGCTTTAGATGTTATTCAAAAAATATGCAAGAAATCTATACCTGCGGAGGGAAAAGATCCTGGATATTTTTTCTTTGAAACTCAGGATGGATTTAATTTTAAATCAATCGATGGTTTAATTAAGGAGGGCATAAAAAGATTTGAAGATGATGCAACATATGCTTCAAATCATACATATTTTTATTTTGGAGCATTAGTTGCTAATCTTGAAAAAGATATTAATCCAAATGATTTTAAAGTTTTAATACCTCCTGTTATTAGAAGAGATGAAGATCAATTACAAGCATTAAGAAATGGATTATATAATGTTCGTATTATTACTAAAAATTCCCTTACTGGTGAGTATAAGGAGGAAGTAAAGAATCTTCTAAGTGACACCAATTTAGGTGAAAAACAAGAAAAACCAGTTGAAGACAATGTTTATTTTAAAACATATGCGTTTCATATAAATCCTGGTGAAAATAATCCTGGTGTAAGTGACACTATTTTAAATAATCCTGCTAATTATGTCCCACAGGCAAATATGAGATATAGTTTACTGCACACACAGATAGTACAAATTCAAATTCCTTGCAATGTTCAATTAAGAGCAGGTCAAGTTATAAGATTATTACTTGAAAATATTACGCAAAGTAATAAGAATGAACAAATATATAATGAATTAAGAAGTGGTTTCTATATGATATGTCACTTATCACATACATTTACACCCAATAATTCATTCACATCGTTGACTCTCCTTCGTGATACTAGAGAATTATATACAAGTAAAAAATGAAAGATACTCCTAATACAGATCCTAGTAAATCATCACAACTTGGTCACAAAGTTGAATTTTGGGTTGGTGTTGTTGTGGGATACGAACATCAGACTGAACAACTATCAAACGGAAATGATTGGAGATATAAAGTTCGTATCATCGGTGATCATTCCGATGTGGATCAAGTAGATGATAAAGATTTAAGTTATGCTAGTGTTTTACTATCAACAGATGCTGGTTCAGGTGGAGCATATAAACTGAGATCAGCAAGAGTCAGTCAAGGTGACACTGTTTATGGGATTCGTGGTCCTTTTATACCCACTTTAATTATTGGTGTTGAACCTCGAAAAAGATCAACCATTTTACATAAAGATGGAAAATTTAAAACACTATCTGGTTTTTATGAGTCACTCCTTAAAAACAATATTTTAAGTGGTGAATTTAACGAGCAATTAGGACCTGCAACACCTGGTGGTGCACCATATACTAAAACAAAAACAGAGAGAGAACCTGCATCCGAAAAATTAAGTGAATTGGGAATCGATCCTAATGAGGAAGGTATTGTAGAAAACGTCAATGAAAAAATAACCCCACAAAAAGAGGATATAACAAAACCTTGGAAACCTGGTGATCACTTAAGTATAGATAAATTATTTGATATTCTAAATCAAACAAGAGAAAAAAGACTTGATCCTAAAATACTTTTTGATGCTGCAACCCAAGCAGTAATACAAGGTATTATAGAAGAGGAGACTAGTAAGAAAATAAAAGAAGAAGCTAATTCATTCATTGTAGATAAGTTTCCTTGGGAACGTGACACATTTACGGAAGCAGGTATTGAATATGATACAGAAACAGGTTTACCAGTTGATGTTTATCAAAAACAATTGATTGATTCACTTAATGAAAGTGAGGCACAAAATTTAGAGGAGTCTGGTGTTGAATATTTTGATATTAATAATGATTCATAATTAAGCATAAATAGTCATATGTCTGAATTAAAACAATACTTAGCAACTCCTTCTTTTTGTGAAAATTCATTCACAGTGGAGATAAACACAGTTCTTGATAATTTTTTTGGAAAAGTATCAGGTGGACTTGGAAGTGCGAGTGATTTTATAGGTGAAATAAGAGAGACAGCAGGGTTAATTACTGACATATCTCAAGGTTTAGCAGGTCAAATGACCCTGTTCCTTGAAGATTCTCTAGTTAGTTTTGTGCAAACAGGATTAGCAGCTGTTAAAAAATTCTTCTTCAGCATCTACAGTTTTAATCCCATTCTTGCTTTAGTGCAAACAAAAGCATTTAACACTGCAGCTCTTAAACCAATTCAAAGACTCTTCAATTCTTTTGAATGTTTAGGTGGGGTGATAGCAAACTCCCTATTCAAAACTGTGGAGGATATGCTAGTTAATGCAGTTAAGAAGGGTTTAGTTAATCCTGTTGCTTGTGCACTTGAGGATTTTGTTGGTGGATTAACAAATGAAATTTCTTCTACTATTAATTCTGCTTTAGATTCAGCTTTAGGACCAATAAACAAATTATTTGGACTAATTCCAAATTTAAGTGGTTTTAGTATTGGAAATTCACTATCAAAATTTAATAGTGCATTTAGAGTAGCAGGTAATGTATTAAAGTGTATACAACCAGGTAAAGCAGGTGGTGGTAAATGTCCTGCTACTAAAGTGTATACTTTAAATATCGGACCTGTTAAACCAAAGTCAGAGCAAGAACAGAAGACAATTTTCGAGAATGCATTTAAAAAAGGTCAGTCTGCGATTGCTGGTATTAACACTTCACTTTCTAAATTTGAACAGAATATTGGTAAATGGGGCATATTTGGATCAGATGGTGAGGCACGAGATCCGATAGAATGTAATACTGGAAATGTTTTTGAGTGTGGTCCTCCAAGAATAGAGTTTTTTGGTGGTGATGGTGAAGGTGCTGCTGGTGATGTTATTCTTGGTAACTTCATAGAGAATTTTGTGGAAGAAATACAGGACGTAGAGGGAATAAACGAAGAAATTAATAGTCCTTTTTTCAGATTAAATGAACCAATCGAAGGAAAGAGAGTTCTTGATACCTTAAGTTACTATACTGGCAGTATAATTGGTGTTAACATAACATATCCTGGTCGAGGTTATACTGAGGAACCTTTAGTATCTTTAGTTGACAATTGTGATCAAGGATATGGTGCATTTGGTAGAGCAACCATAGATAAAGACCCTAATTCACCAACTTTTGGTCAAGTTACTGGTGTTGTAATCACATCTCAAGGTGTAAATTATCCAGTTGGTGAGAGATTAGAGGCATACGTTCAAGACATAGTTGTTGAGGATGGTGGAATAAATTACAGTGTGGATGATACTATTGATGATTTTGAAATTTGTGGTTTAGATGAAAACGGAACAATAACAAAAGTTTGTGTAAATGATAAAGCATATACAAAACTACCTGATTTAAAAATTAATACTGTAACAGGAACTGGTGCGAGATTAAAAGCAATAATGACGAGCAAACCTAGACAGACTGCAGTTATTAATGTAATCGATTGCATCACACCTAAAGGAAATATTGTAGGTTATGTAAATGGAAAACCATATAACGGTCCATTCCATTTACATCCAACAAAGGGTGTTAAAATGGTGGGTTCTGCTCATACAACAACTCCACACGCCACAATATACAACACTCCTCAAGAAAGTTTTGGGTCTGTTGGATCGTCAGGAGGAAGTAATGTTGGTTCTACACAAGTTAATCTAAGTTCAATACAAGATCTAATAAAAGAGAGTGAGACACAACAATCATCTGACAATATGAGCACTTATAGTGATCCAGTTGATGAAGCATCTGATACACAATCAAGTCCACCACCTTCATCACCACCACCTTCATCACCACCACCTTCATCACCACCAAGTAGTGGATCATCAGGTGGAGGATACGGATACTAATGTTACCTACAGGACAAACAGGAGAATTAGGAGAATCTAATTCACAGAATACTGAAAGTCGAGTAATAGATTGTTTTGGACCTAACTTTCTTATCGAAACAAATGGTGCTGTGGGTGTTGGTGGACAATTAAAATATCAACTATATTCAGTCACAGACGATGGAGTTGTATATCAACAGGCACTTTATGGTGGAAACGGATTAGCATCAATTAGGGCAGAAAAAACATTAGAGGTACAGACAGGTATTAAAAATAAGGGGAGTGATGTTAGTTTTTCCTTGATG